CCGAGGTCGATCGGGAACACAGCGAGGGCAGCCACAAAGTCGGAATCCGCCGGGCTCGTGTTGTCTACGCCACCCGCCAAGTCAGTCGCGCTGATGTTCGCCGGGTTGTTGTCCGGAGCACCACTGACCGAATCGAGGTTCGTGATGACGACGGTCTGCGAGTAACTCAACGCCCAGAGAGCAGCATCATTCGGACTGAGCAAGTTGGGCGAGACCTCGGTCACATCCCCGTTCGTGATGGTGAGGATGTAGCTGTCTGACACAGTCCCGGTCGTCACGGTCACCGTGATGTCGTTGCCATACTCACCGGGTCCGAGCGCAGACACCTTGAGCGTGTTGTGAGGAGTGCCGTTCTGATCCTCCAACGTCAGCGATGCGGTGTCACCGCTCGCTGATGCGGCAGCGAAAACACGCGAGATGATCGCGACCTGACCGCCCTCTTGAAAGAAGGTGTCGATTGCGTCATAGAGCGTGGACGACGCTGAGGTATCAGTACGTCCGCCGTAGACGGCGATGTATTGCTCAAGGCTCGTAATCGTCACCGGCACGCCAAACGGGCCGCTTGCCGTCTGACCGACCGCAAAGAAAGTGCCGGTTGACGAGATGGGGACGTTCTGAGTCGTGGCCGTCGTGACGTTGACGGTTGTGCCTGGAATGGGCATGGTTACTCCTCGTTCAAGGGTTCGGTGACCGGCACCTTCGTCAGGTCAACGAGGACCGTCTCGACCGTGTAGTCCGGCGGTGGGGGATTGGGCGGCGTCAGCGGAGCCAAAGGTCCTGCTGACATGTCGATCGTGTTGAGCAGGGCAACGTCGAACATGACAACGGCCTCGCCAAGAGTGCGGGTCGAGCTGTGCTCGGTCCCTGAGTAAGAGGTGCTAATCCATCGCGTCGCGTTGGCGAGTCCGCCGAGCGAACGATGTTGGAGGATGCACCAGCGAATAACCTTCTCGTACCAGGACGTAAGGTCTGCGGCCTCAAACCATGAGGTACCCCAACACTGCAAATCGACTCGACAGCGATACATGGCAGCGACACGACCGTTGGCCTGCATCTCGGTATCGTCGGCGCCAATGACGCGCACCTGATACGAGGCCGGTTGTCCGGTACCGATGGTCCGGTAGTCCGGCGTGTTCGTCCACTTGCCGAAGTTGGGCAGTGGGTTAGGGTTCGGATTTTTATTGCCGATCCGGCTGGCGGCGTAAAGCCTCTCGGAGAGGACCCCGATGTAATACGGCGCCCACAAGTCGATCGTGTCGCGCATGGCGTCGCGCACATCGTCGGCGCCGAGGAGCGGACCGAGCGTGTCGGGTTCGTTCGTCGTGGGCCAATAGAGATTCGTCATAGGCCCTCGTCAACTCCGATGCCGGTGTGCACAACGTCGGTCGCGTAGAAGCCCATGAGAAACTTAGAGATGGTTTCCGCGTACATCTCGGCGTCCGCCTCGGTCGCATCGACCAACACACGAGCGGGCATCGTCTTTGTGCCGTACTGGTGATACGCGGCAACCGGGTCCGCCGTCCCCATGAACACGTTGTCGGGTCCAACGCGCAGACGCGCGCCTTTTGCCCGAGCCGTCGTCAAAGAGCGCCGGAGTTGACCACCCTTACGCTCCCCGTATCGCATGTTCGCGCCGGACCGGCTGAGGATGGGCTCCGGTCCGAGACCCTCGTACCGACGTTCCTGCACGGTGGCCGGGGCGAGTTCCTCCCACCCCGGCCCGCCATCTTGGAATCGTCGCTGCTCGATGCGACGGAAAATCACGTACAGCTCCGGGATCGCAGCTCGCCACTGTGCAATCCGCAGTTCCAGACCGCTGAAAACGCTCTGGGCCTCAGCGACCCCGACCGGCTCGACGCCGACCCATACACCCGTCGTCGGCATGGCTCACCCGCAAATGCGTGTATAGGGGGCGAGGAGCATCGTTAGCTCCTCGTCCAGGTTGGCATCGCTCATGCCAGAGCGCAGTTCGGGCTCTGCCCCGATGAGCACGAACTTCACGGCCTGCAAAACGCAGGCCAGGTTCAGATCATCAGGAATCGAGACGTTGTATCCGCCGTCGTAGACGGTGCGAATCGTTGTGCCCTGCGGACACAGCGTGCCGATGGCCATGCGGATTTCGCCGGTGTCGACTTCTGGGCCTTGCCAGAGCTGTTGCCCGAACACTTCTGGCCCAAAGGTTTGGATGTCGCCCCACGTGCGGAGCAACGTCACTGACTGCACGTTGTACGCCCACATCTCGGAGTTACGCGGCGGCACCTGGTCGAGCCAGAATCGCCGCACCTGATCCGAGACGCCAAACGCGTTCATCTGTGAAACGCCCAACGCGCTGTAGAGGTCGAGCGGCACATCGCCCTGGAACCCGTATTCGTCAGCGCCAACGCCGTAGGCGAAATTCGACTCAACATGTCCCGTGAACGGAGCGAGGAGTGACTGACAGCGAGACTCGATCGAGTTGGTCGCACGCAACATCAGCGAGGTCAAGCGGGATGCGTTCCAGCGCGTGGTGTTCTGGATCAGCTCCTCGTTGGAGCCGAAGTTGAGGAAATCCGTCACCGTGGCCAGAGGCGCTGTCGTTGTCATCCTCAGGTTTCCTCCTGCTATGCGGGGTTCGACCCCGGATCGACCTCGGTGTTCGTCTTACGTGAGCGGGAGGGCTTCGTCGGCTCGTCCTCGACGGCATAAAAGCCGCCTCCGGGAATGGCGCAAATCTCCTGCGCCAACTCGTCGGGGACCTCGACTACGTCGCCGCCGCTCCACTCGTAATCGCCGGGTGCACCGGCGGGGTTGTCGTTCTTGACGCGCATGTGTTCCTTTCCAGAGGGGGGGCGGGGGGTGTGGCGCGGAGTGCCCTCACGCCACACCCCCCGATAGCGGCTGATGCTCTTACGAGCCCAGCGAGACGGCGACGTTGTAACCGCGGCCCAGAAACGTGTTCATCCGCACGGCGAGAGCCGTGTCGGTGACCAGCGCGTAAGGCAGCTGGTCCGGGGCGGTCACGGTCGGCGCCAGGTTCGGCACCGGCTGCACATCGCGGACGTAGGGGCGCACGATGTTGCCGGGGTCACGGCTGACGAGGTAGAAGTCCTCGCCGGTCGAGTTCCGGGGCTTCATCGAGCTGTTCGTGCCGACGTAAGCGGCAGGCGACTGGCTCGGAACGGTCGAGCCGTTCTGCGGGACCAGGGTCACGCCGGTGTCGACAATCGACGTGGTGACGATCGGCGTGATGCCGTCGCCCTGGAGGCCCACAACGCCGTCCACGTAACCAAGAAGGGTCTCGGTGCCCGTAGTGGCTGACTCCCACACCTTGTACAGCTGCACGACGGTGTTGGGGAACCCAGTCGTCGGCGGCGTGAACGAAAGCGTGATCGTGTTCGTCGCAGTACCCGAGCCGGTGGCCTGCGAGACCTCGGCACACGGCAGGGTCTCGCCGTAGCGAGGCAGGACTGCCGACACCTGATACTTGCGTGTCGTGGAGGCAGCGATGGAGCCGCCGGTCGTCGCCGTGGCCGTGGTAACCGCGCCCATGGTGACGTTGCGGGCGTTGAGGAACGACGACTTGACGATCGGGATGTTGCGGTACGACGGAACGAGCAGGCCAGCCCCGACCTCGATGGCAGGGTTGTTGAACCGCTGCTGATTGGTCAGGATTTGGGCGATCCGCGAGTCGAGCGTGGTGGACACGACGAACATCCAGTCATTGGAGAAGATGCCTTCCGCAATGTTGGACTCGACCAAGTCGATCACGTTGTCGAGAGCCGCCAGGTCGAACCCCGCGGGAGTGCCGCTGCTGTTCCAGCTCGACATGTCGATGGCGTTCTGGGCAGAGCCCGAGAAGGTCTGACACTGCACATCGAGACCGTCGAACTGCGGGTAAGGACCGAACTGCGAGCAGCCCGAGTTCCCCCACAGAAGGGCGTTCTCCACGTCCCAGTTGAGGCCCTTGATGGCGCCCATGATTTCTCGACCGCGCAGCGAACCGAACGTCGCGGTAACCGCCTCGGCGTAGCCGGTAACGGCGCCAGTCGAGAGCAGGTTCCGGATCGTGACCGGCGTCTGGACGTAGGTCGAGTTGGACACGGGTCGTCCGCCGCCGTCCGTGATGAACCCGCCGCCCGGCAGCTGAGTACGTGCGTCCCAGTTGTAGACAGTTGAGTTCCACTGCTGAGCAGGAGTGGCGGACAGCAACGGCGCATACCGTCGCTGCAACTCGTTGACAAGCGGATCAATCCGCTTCTGGACCAATGCCCCAGCGCCTACCGCTGTTAGGGCTTCTTCGATGTCGTACATGACGACGGTTCCTTTCGATCAGGTTCGGGGCGCGACGCGCCCACGTTGTTGAGAGACTGGGAAGTAGCGGGGTCCGCTTATGCGGAGAGGAGCGGTGTGAACACGGAGTCGGCCATCTTCTCCAGGTCGGCAGTGCTGGAGTCCTTGAGCGGCGACTCGCCGTAGAGGTCCTCAGCGGACTGCTCCAAAATGCTCTTGGAGACGAGACCACGCCGCCGCGGGCCGGATTCACGGATTTCCTTGACGACTTCGCCGCGGAACTGCTCAGTCGCGGTCTCGACCGCGGCCTTCACAAGTGCCTTGGCCTCGTCCTCGGTAAAGGACCGTGGCGCGGACTCCTCGGCTGCCTTCTTGACGGCAGCCTCATCGGCAGCCTTCTTGTCGGCAACGATGCGAGCGGCCTCCTCTAGGAGGTCCTTGTTCTTGTCGACGGACTCCTCGGCGGCAGCGTCGGTCTTGGCC